ACAGGTCTTGGTACTTCTACTAAAACTGCTACTGGTCAAGGTACTGGTATTGATTTAAAGGATTATGAAGGAGACATCCTTTTTATTCTTGATTCTGCTGCTGGTGGTGGATCATCTCCAACACTAGACGTAACTATTGAAGATTCTGCTGACAATTCAACTTTTGCTGCATTGTCTGGAGCAGCTTTCACACAAGTAACTGGAAGTGCATCATCACAGAAACTATCTATTAGTGCTGATGAGTGCAAAAGATATGTAAGAGTTAAGTTCACTATTGGTGGTTCTTCTCCTACATTTGATCTATCTGTAACAGGATTAGGTCTTAAGAAGTACGGTTAAAATTATTGCCCCTTAACTGGGGCTTTTTCTTATGCCTTTTACAGAAGATTTAGATACATTTTTTATAGATTTTAAAGACTCTGTTATCTACGACAATGCAGAGTACATAGCTTTTTTGGATCAGCCTGACGAAATGATAGCTGACTCTGTTGTATTAACAACTGATTATCAATTAACAGGAAAAACTAAAGATTTTGGTTCGATATTATTTGACGAAGTAATACAAGTAAATGATGAAGATTATAAAGTTAGAAGTGTGAGAAAAATTGATGATGGTAGTTTATGTATAGTATCTCTCACCAAAACTGACGAATAAATGGCATCAAAAAGAGAACAAATTCTTGCAGCTTTAAAAACAAAGTTAACAGGTACTACTGGTGTAGCAAAAAGAATATATAGAAGTCGTCCAGAAGCTTTTGCCAAAGCAGAAACTCCAGCTATTGTTCTTGAGCCTATTAGTGATACAGCTTTAGATACTAATAGTATTCATCAAAAAATAACGTGGGAATTTAGAGTTAGAGTTTCTGTCATAGTAAGAGGTACAATTCCAGATAAAGTTGCTGATCCAACGAATGTTAGTTTGTATAACAAACTTATGACAGATCCAACTATAGGTGGACTTGCAATTGATATAAAACCATCAACAGTTAATTTTGAGATTATTGAAGCAGATCAACCAGCCGGTATTATTTCTAATGAATTCGATATTGAATATAGAAGTTCTTATGACAATCTTTCAGCCTAACAACCCTGTTGGACTAATATATTAAATGAACGCTAGATAAAACTCCAATGGCATTATTGCAAAGAAAAAGAGTTATTCTTATCGAAACTGAATCTGGTACTTCAGAAGCAACTATTGGAGCTACTGATGCAGTACAAGTTATTGATTTGAGTATCACACCACAATCAAGTGATGTAGTTAATAGAGATGTTGTTAGACCTTATTTTGGTGCTAGTGAACAGTTATTAGCAAACACTAAGGTTGAATGCACATTTTCAGTTGAACTTGCTGGCAGCGGAACAGCAGGTACTCCGCCAAGGTACTCAAAAGCCTTAGAGGCGTGTGGGATGAAAGAGGACGTTAGCTCTGGAACATCTGTCACTTACAAACCAATGTCTACAGGTATTGAAACAGTTACTATTCATTACAACGTAGATGGTGTTCTTCATAAAGCTATTAATTGTCGAGGAACTTTTTCGTTAGTCTGTGAGGTAGGAGCAATCCCACGCATAGATTTTACTTTTACTGGAGAGTATGTAGCTCCAACAGATTCTACACTTCCATCAATTACATATGGTGATCAAGCATCTCCATTAATATTTAAAAATGGTAATACTTCACAATTTGAATTATTAAGTTTTGCTGGTTCATTAGCTTCATTCAATATGGATTTAGGGAACACAGTTGAATACAGAGAATTAGTAGGTGCATCAACAGATAAAGAAGTACTAATTACTGACAGAGCAGTATCTGGATCTGTAACTATAGAAGCTCCAAAATTATCAACTGGTGCTTCTGGAACATTTAAAGATTTCTTTGCTAAATCACTAACAGATTCTATTGCGACTGATAATAGTGATAACTTGAAATTTACACATGGAACAACTGCTGGCAATATAGTTCAATTCATTTCTACTAGAGTAGATATAGGCGATGTTGCTTATAGCGAAATGCAAGGTGTAGTTATGCTTGATATTCCTTATACTCTTGTACCAAGTACTTCTTCTACAGCAGCAGAAGGAGATGAATTTAGCTTAATCTATACTTAACAAATTGTATTAAAGAGCTAAAGTGTAGAAGTATATTTATTTCTACACTTTATGACTTTCATCAGAAAAAAGAAAAAAACTTTCAAATGGCCTGTTGTTGTAAGAGAGCCTAGTGAAATTAAAGTTGGTGAATATGATGAAAACCATTTTATTGGCATCTTTAACAGATTAGATAGAGATGCATACGAAAAAGCATTAGCATTAAATGATGAATTTAAAATGCTTCAAAAAATGATTATTGGTTGGGAAGATATAACTGACGAAGATGGAAATGAAATAGCTTTTAATGAAAAAAATTTAAAAGATTTACAACAAGATAATTATTGGCTAACTGCTGTTGTAAAAGCATATACTAATTCTTTAACTGAGGATAAATTAAAAAACTAAAAGAGGCAGTTCTATATTGGTACAATGGTGGCAAAGATGTTATCGATGAAACCAATAAAGACGCAAAAGCATTTGGAATAGAATTGCCTCAAAAACAAGAAAAAAAAGAAAAATATTTTGAAGTTCTCGATGATAATTGGTTAGCTGTTCAAATGTTTGTAAAAGCACAGACACAATGGCAAACATCTTATGGAGGTTTCGTTGGATTAAAATATGAGATATTCTTAATGCAAGGAGGCTTGTTTGACCTTTACAATATTAAGGATAGGACTAAAATTCTAGAAGAACTGCAAATTATGGAAAGTTACGCTTTACCAGAATTAAATAAAGAGACTAAAAAATAATGGCTGCTTCTGTATCTGAAATTTTAGTTAAATTTAAAGACCAAGGTGCAAATACCGTAGGTGCAGCATTTAAAAGAATTACAAAAGAAGCAAGAGGCGTAGAGAGAACTTTTCAAAGATTATCTGATCAAGGCGTTAGAGAATTAAGAGTTGAATTAGATAGATTAAAAAACTCAGGTGTGAATAGTATTGCATCTATGAAAGCACAAAAAAATGCTCTCATGGCATTGCGAGATATGGCCGATGTTACTGGAGCAGAATTTAAACAACTTACTGCTGACATAAGTAGGATGGATGCTGCTTTAGCAAAATCACAAGGTAGAAAACAAGGTGGATTTTCTGGTCGTGCTGGTGCTGTAGCAAAGACTGCTGGTGCAATTGCTGGTGCTGGTATTTATGGTGGCGCAGAAGGAGTATTAGGAGCATCAATTGGGGGAATAATTGGAGGCGCGCCAGGTGCAATTACTGGCGGTGTTGTAGGCGCACAAGTTGGGATGTTAAGAGAAAGTATTTCTGGTATTGCTGAGTTTTCAGCGTCTTTGGCTTTACAAAGAAAAGCTCTTAGATTAGTAATTGGCGATATGCAACAGTATGAAGATGCACAAAAGTTTTTGGCCGTAACATCTGAAGAGTTAGCAATACCTCAACAAATTATTACACGACAATTTACTTCTTTAACTGCCTCTGTGATTGGTGCTGGTAAAAGTACAGAAGATGCACAGAAGGTATTTGAAGCAATTGCTGTTGGTATTAGAGGAACTGGTGGTTCATTGGAAGACATGAAAGCAGCAATGCGAGCAACTAGCCAGGTGTTCTCAAAAGGCAAAGTAAGCGCAGAAGAATTGAGGCAACAATTGGGCGAAAGACTACCCGGTGCGTTTACTTTATTTGCTGATTCTATGGATAAGACACCAGCAGAATTAGATAAAGCACTAGAGCAAGGAAAAGTTACACTTGAAGATTTCATGGGTTTTGCAGAAACTTTATTTAATAAGTATGGTGAAAATGCAAAAATCCTAGCGGATAGCCCTGCTGCTGCTGGTGATAGGTTGCAAACTGCATTAAGTGTTCTTAGAGATAATATTGGCCAACTATTGTCACCTATTGGAGCAGAATTCCAAGATACATTTACTTTAAAAATTATTAAACCAATTAATGATGCAACTGAAGCTTTAATGAAATTTTATAAAGTTGGAGAAAAATTTAGAGAAGATAAATTAAGGGAACTTATACAAGAAAGAGAAAGTTTAGAAGAAAGAATTAAAGGTATAAAATTATTGATTCCAGAAACTGGCATTTTTGATTATCCAATTTCAAAAGGAACTTTAAAAAATCAATTAGCAGCAGCAGAAGAAAAATTACAAGACTTATTACCAAAAATTAAAGAGCTTAAATTACTACTTAAAGATGGATTAATACCAATAAAACCAGAAGGTGAAGAAGATGGTGATGTAAAAGATAAAGAATATAAAGGCGTAATGGCCGGTATTAAAGATTATTTTGACAGTATTAAGGATGGTGCTGAAGAAGTTAGAGCAGTTGTTACTAAAGCATTTCAAAATATGGAAAATGCAATTGTTAATTTTGTAATGACAGGAAAGTTAAATTTTGCAGAATTTACTAGGTCAATACTGGCAGATATGGCAAGAATAATTGTAAGACAAGCAATATTAAAACCGCTATTAGGTGGTATCTTTGGATTTGAGATGGGAGGCGTTACGGATAAAGCACCAACAGGTGGTGAAGTAACGATGGCAAGCTTTAATGCAATGGGTAATGCATATGGCAAAAATGGAATACAAAAATTTGCACGAGGGGGCGTTGTCCATTCTCCAACTATTTTTCCTTTCAAGAACGGCATTGGCTTGATGGGCGAGGCCGGGTCTGAAGCAATACTCCCGCTGAAGCGCACCAAACAAGGAAATTTAGGAGTTGAGTCGTCAGGAGGTGGAGGTAATGTTGTTAATGTTTCTGTAAATGCTGGTGGCACATCTGCTCAAGGTAATACAATGAAAGCAAATCAACTTGGTAAGATGATAGGTGTTGCTATAGAAGCAGAACTTATTAAACAGAAAAGACCAGGTGGTATTCTTT